GAGAGTTCTATTGCCGTAAGCCGAGAACTCTCACAAACCCGTTTATACATCCCTTCGCCACTGGCCACCAGAGAGGATAAGAACTAGGGAAGCATTCCTATCGTCTTCCGACCTGCCACGGTCAGACGGCTCAGTTACTATCCGGCTAGTCAATCACTTGCCCATGAGAATCCCGGTTGGCTTCCGTTCATCCCATGCCCCACGATACACTGTAGGGCGATTAACTCTCACACTCAATTCCCCTATATATTTGGCGGGGCATGGAATATAACAATTCCACACCCCGCCAAATAAGCATACTACTACGCCTTACTACGCACCTGTTTCACTGCCGGTTTCGCATTCCACTTCGCAACCCACCGCGCACGTCAGCGGCTCCTGGATGTACGACGTGTTCGCTTGCTCGCGGTACGGCGTCACCTCGACGGCAACCGAGCCGGATCCCGTGCTCGTAATCATCGCGCGTACGTAGGCCCGATGGAAGACCGCCGAAATATCCAGCACGCCGCCGGGGGCCAATTGGTCCGGCCACGTCTCGTCGTGGCTCCAACTGATGCCATCCGCCGAGTCCTGAAGCAGAATGGACGCGGCCTCTTCCATATCGCCTTGCCCGACGACCCGGAAGTTGACCATGTGATAATCATTCAGTTCAAGCGGAAGCACCGTCCTGAACAATTCGCTCCACCGACCGGGGGCAAGCCCCGCCGAAAGTCTTGCACTCAAAATCATTTTCGATCTCCTGTTGGTTTGCGTTCACCAAGTCAACACGCCCCGGCAGCCCGAAGCGGTTTATTGTGTGTTATCTTTTGTTCGTCGTGTACCCTCCGCAAAGGTCTCACTCGGATTGTCTCGTGCCCGTCACTTTCACAACTCATCAACATGTACGTATCACTGAAATGCACAGCTACGTTCTTCAGCCGCGCCAACGCTTCTGTGCGTACAACCCCACGCAGCCTACCATGCTGCGTAGGAACCACCATCGGCATCATAGATCGATATTCGACCACAATCACAAAGGCGTCCATCTCATCGATGCAACGCCTATTTTGATCTGCGATTACCGCGCAATACGGACACACTCTGAATGCCATTCTTCTCCTTCACTTTCTTCACGGCTTGCTTGACTTTTGCATCGGTACTCAATTCTACCGTTTGATCGAAGGTTTTGAGCGTATCGTCGGACACATTCGCTAATGCACCACGTCCTGCTTGAACACTTGTAACTACCTTGCCGAATACATCTTGCAATGATTCCTGAATCTTCTTTGCCTTGAACGCACCCGCCGCAAGTCCAATTCCGAACAACACCATGATGACAATGGCCGCAAGCACCATGTACTTCCAGTAAACCACGATTATCATACCCGTCACGATCAACGCCGTCACGCCTGCAGCAGCAATCCCAACCTTGGGCGATACCAACAACCCCAACGCAACGCTCGCGGCAACGCCCATTACCGCAAGGCCCGCAATCGCCGCAATCGAACCCCATCCGATCTTCCCAAACCATGACTTCTTCTCCGGCGGCGCAGCCGGAGCGGGCACGGGGGCCGGATGCGTTTCCCGTTCCTGCGCCGCCGCGACCGCGCCCATCTGCAGCATCGCGCTCGCCTCCCCCTCGGTCTTTGGCGCAAGCGTGCTCACCGGCCCAATCGCGGCCTGCACTTCTGATAGCCGCCCAATCGCCGCGTCAACCTTCCCTTCCTTAATCTGCGTCTTTGCGATCTCTACATTGTGGCTGATTGCGTCCAGAAATTCGCGCTGCTTCAAGTACGCCCCGGTCTTGGCGCATCCCCCGCCTGACAGCAAAAGACTCGAATACCCCGCCAGAATCAAAGTGATACGTAACACCCACTGATTCCGACTCGAATATGATCTCATTGTGCGCTCCTGATCTAATCGTCAATGTTCCTAATGGCGTCTGGTATCGACCACACACCACAGGAATCACACCACGATCTTTTGGCCTCTCAGCCATTAAGAAACCTCTTCACGATCTTTTGGCCGTTCACCGTTACTTTCTCAATCTGCTTGCTACCCATTCAGCAGTCTCTTCGCATTCTCTTCCAGCCGGCTCTTGTGATCCTGACGCATCGCTTCCTTCTTCAGAACCACGCCGCACTTCTTGCACTTCAGTATCCAGTCGGAACCAGCGGCCCCGATCTGTTCAAACTCGTGTTGGCATTCACCATCCGAATTCCATCCCTGAATTGGCATCACCATTCTCCTTCGTGTTTCCTTCGTGTCCTTCGTGGATCGATCATCTGTTAAGCGGCGGCAACTGGCACTCGACCAACCGGCTGTCAACAACCCCGTCAAAAATCTCCAGCAAGTTCCCGCGAATCGGTACAACAATGCCCGGCTTCTCCTCAACGCCCATGCCTAGCAGTGCCAATTCATCAGGCGCAACGAGCGTGTTTTTGAGCAATACATTCGTCCACTTCGCCGGGTCAACGCCTAACTGCTTACCCAGTTCACTCAGGGTTTTGAGCATCCCGATTCTCTGCGTAGAGATCTTCGCCCGCTGCTCCTCGTCAATGTAGCTCACGGGGTTCATGTGAACCGTGAAGGCATTCTCCTCAAGCCTGGGGTCTACACCATGATAAACCAAATCAATCATGAAGAGCCGCGCCATACCAGTACAATACCCCTTCTGTAATTTCCCGACTGTCCGGGCATATCGAGCATCCTGCATCCACAGTGGGCTTTGCGCTAACAGCCCCCCCTTGGCATCACTGAATCCTAGATAGTCAGGCGGAACCCGCACCGTTCCAAAGTATCGCTTGCGCATGTACTCAATGTCTAACACCGCGCCCGGTGCGCTCGAACCCGCCAATTTCTCAATCTTGTTCCCCTCCATCCCGGCCCCCGTCGCCACATAGTAATCCTCATCCACACTCAGAGGATTCATCTCGTCCCTGATCTTGCCGCTTGCCGGATCAATCAACTGACGCCGCGTCATCTCCTGCCGCATCTGCTGAATATGCTCTTGCCGTTCCTCTGGCGACAATCCCGAACAATCAATGTTGTAAATTATACGATCAGGATAGCGTTTCAACCGATAGATCGCAACCGCATCTTCCCCCATCCGCAATCGTTTATAAGGCATGTAGCTGTCCGCATTCACGGGGTAGCCATAGCCCCGAAACTTGTGGCGTCGGCTCCCCACCTTCAAGTGCAAAATCTCCCACGGTTGATACCTAATGTCGCCCGGCTCGCAATAGTCCTGCTCACCCCATCCTTTCTCTTTGAACCCATACCCCAGCAACGCCCACAACTCACGATCCACAGACAACCGTATCTGCTCCGGTTCCAGCGGTTTCAAATAGCCCACTTCCGCCGGCTGCCCCGTCGTACTGCTATTGTTCGTCATGATCTCACTAAAGTCATTCCCAAAGCCTGCGGCCCCACGAACGAGTTCTCCAGACTCCTCTTCCGCATCAATTCTCACTAGCAAATCATCAGCAAGTTTTTGTACTTGCTCATTCTTCTGCGCTGAAATCCATATCGTCTTTTGTGTAACCGGATTACGCGCCGTAGCATCTTCAGAGTACAAATCCAATACAGCAGACGGCAAATCACCAGAATCGAGCTCGCGCATTTGACAGTACAACTGCTCAAGCGTCTTCGGAGTCGCCAACTGCCGTTCATACCAACGTGAGATCGCCCCGCCTACCCCATCGCCCATCAATTCAGTTTTCGTCTCGTCTCTAAAGTGCTGACTAGGGGTAGTATCCGCCTTCTTCCGAAAGAACGGAAGCTCACGCAACCATAGAAATACTTGCGGGATCAACCCTCGATTTGGCTGTCCAGTCGTCGCCATCTTTCTCCTATCTGCGTTCATCTGCGTAATCTGCGGATAACAACATCTTCTTCTTCATTCTACCGTTTTCACGTCTCCCCCCCGCACTATTTATGAAGCAGAATGCCGCTATGCTTCGCCGCCTGGAACACCGTCCCGGTCCATCCATCGGCCACGTCATCATGGAATGCGTCCTCGTCATCCGGCTTCCCGGTCCGTATCGGATGGTTCGGCCTCTCCTTCCCCTTCACCATGCTCGTAATCTCTGTGTAAAACGGCTTATAGAAATACATTACAACAATCCCCAACAATCCTCTCACTGCATCGTAGTGTTCCTGTTTCAAACTCAAAAACTCTACATCAATTTCCTGCCTCTTCAAAACTTGAACCGAGTGCCGCGACTGAAAACGGTCGTATGACGCAGCCCCGATATGCACGCCCCGCTCATTACGCAACCACATCAGAAACTCAACCACTGCTTGCAAATCTACCTCATCCCCTTCAGCCGCCCGGACCTCCAGCAGCCAATCCATATAGATAATCCCCCCGTACACATGGCTACACCCGATCCCCATCCGATCATTATTCAATCCGATGTCTATGTGGAAGTATCGCGCAGCGGTTGGATGCTCCGCTGGCCGAAGCCTGCCCTCAATCACCTTGAAGTAGGAATCCAGCATGTAATCCTGGAGCTTCCTCTGGCTCCGAACACCCAGGTCCGTCACGCGCTCAACCTTCCACGGATGCTTCCGCCGCCAGTCAAAACACGCAAGCAACGGCCCCTTATCCATCAAATACGTGTCGGTCCCCGCGTGCGCCACGCCCGCAAAGTCCCGCAAGCTCTGTACGATATTGATTTTGAACTGCGCAAAGTAGCTCACCGGAACTCGCAATATCGTTGAGCCTTCCGGGGCCTTTTCACCCTCTTCCATGATGAACGGCATTGACCGCAACTTCGGCACGCATACCCGGAACATATCCCCCTTCGCTAAATTCGGCCTCACTTCCCAATGCGCCTTCGACACAATCCGCGTCGTTGACTTCAGTGACGGGTCAGCCTGCACTTCCTTAATCCGATTCTCCAAAAAATCCGTAGGCGTCCGCCGCGACGACACCAAGATGCACAGCCCATACGTCTCCCCAATGAAACGCGACAAAATTCTCTGCCGTGTGTTCTCATAGATGTCACGCGCCATGTTCATATCCGCGCTATACGTCCCCTTCCGCCGAAAGAAATTCGCCTCGTCCATGAGCAGCCCGAATACATTGTCCCCCAATACATGATCCGTCAACGACCCGTAGACTATAGAAATACGTTTCCGATTGAACCGAATGATCCTATTCATCTTCATATCCCGTGGGCAATAATTCTGCCAAAACGGGGATGCGTCTACCCACGCCCGCATCCGCTCGAACCCTACGTCCTTCTTGGCAAGCGTCACATTGTAGATCGCAAAGTATATTTTGTCAGTCGGAAGTAGCCCCAAGAACTCCGATGGGTTTTTGAGACAACACAATCTACACACTTGGTACAACAGCGCAATGCACGCCGTCGTGGTTTTGAACACCCCGACCCCGCCCGTAATGATAAGCTCCGATACCCTTGAACCCGGCGCAAATACCCGTTCAAGCTCCTGCTTCCACGCCTCCGATGTGTCCTTCGTCACCCGCCCCAAGTACTGATCGCTGTCAATAAACTCCCGGATCCCAGGCGGCGTCCGTTCGTAATCAGCCGCCCATAACGCATCGAGCATCGCCGACCGCCCCGATTCTTCAACTTCCCCGCGAATTCGCGCGACAATCTCCGCCTCACTCTGACCCCCTACCCGTTCCACGCCGACCGCCTGGAATACATCAAAGGTTTCTATCATCAGAAGCCACGTCGTCCAGCACGTCCACGTCTATCTTTTCATCCTTTGTTACGTCGTTCAAAGCTACTCGCGCTGCCGCCCTGAGCGCCTCCCGACGCTTGGCCTCTACCGGCAACGCCTCTACTTCCGATGCAATGGTCTTGGCCTGAAGCTCTTCCACAAGCCCTTGAAGCGATTGCACCAAATCATCCGTCTTCCCACGTCGAACACCAAGTAGATCACACACAAATTTGAGATTCTTACGGATCGTCTCGTCTATCGCTCCCATGCAATCCAACAGCATCGGCATGGGAATTCTCGTCAATGTTTCCCCATTCAATCGCCGCACCAATTCGTCCTGCACGACCCGTCGGTGCTCGATCAGCGGCGTCATGTCCTTCAACAAGGACACCGCCTGAAACAGCACCATGAGCCGCTGCTTGGCCTCTGCACGCGCAATCCGGTCCTGAAGCTCGTCCGGCACATTCGCGCCAAGCGCGTCCTCCAATGCCGTCCCAATCTCCCCAACCAGCGACAGCATATCCTTCGGCTTGAATCGGAATGTACAAATCTTATCGTCGCCATTGCGCTCAGGATGGATCGCCTTCAGGTGCCGACCGTAGCCCTGCACGCTCCCACATACCTTCCCGCAATACGGACAGCACAATAGATTTTGAGCAGTCGCAGTCATTAGCTACCAACTGATTCGTGTTGCTTCGTATCCTCTTCATCTGCGTCCATCTGCGTAATCTGCGGATCGCTTCCTTCCGTTTCGTTCATTGCCGTTGCTTTCGATTCTCCGTTTTCACGAACCACATGGATCCGTTTATGGAACCTATCGCGCCAACGCGCATCGTGCGTCACAACAAAAATCGTCATGCCGTCTGTGGCCCCCTTTCGCTCCAGCAAGTCACAGATTCGGCACATGCCTTCCACATCCACATGCCCGAAGCACTCGTCCAGAATCAACAGATTCGTCCGCGTCCCCGCCTGCCGTTGCAACCAGTCCTGGAATGCCAGCATCAAGCAGAAGTCCACACGGCTGCGGCCCCCATCCGACAGCTTCGCGTAGCTGTCTCCCAAGGCCCGCAGATTCAACTTATTCCGGCGTCCTCCGCCTTTCAACTCCTGATCGCCTTCGATCCGCACCCCGTCCAAATCCCCCAACAGAAGCTCGCTGTAACCCGGCAGCCCTTCTATGTTCAACCACGACAAAAACCGATCAAACACGAAGCTCGGCACGCCCATCGGCCCGAACCCCACATCCGCCCAGAATCCGATGTGCTGCCGGTTGACCTGTTCGGCCTGCATTTGCGTCTTGATCTCGTCCACATGCTTATCAATCTTCTGCACTTCCGAAAGCAACGCGCTCGATTGTATTCTCAAATTCTCTTCACGCTTTTTCGCAGCGTGAATGGCAAGCCGCTTCACATCCGCCTGCGCCAAAATGTTCTCAGCCTTGGCCCATGCTACGCCTGCGTCACGACGTTTTGCCTCTACTATTTGTGTTCGACGTTCCATCTCCTTACACAGTTCCACACGGGCACGCCACACCCACCAATCCGTGTGCAACCCCGCCACTGCCCGCTCCCATTCAGCGACCGCCGCATTGTGATTCGCCCGCGCCTGCTCTACCCGCGTCTTGCCTTCCGCTTCAATCTCCATACGTTTTTGTTCATACTCTGCCATTGCTACCAGATATTCATGCTGCACGGCTGCAACCACGGCATCGCATTCTGTCTGCGCCTTCGTAACAGCCTCCGCCAATTCCCCCTTCTTCTTCAAGTGCTCGTCCAAAAGTTGCTTGATCTCTGCCTCTTCCTTCTCAACCGCAGCGGCCTGATCCGCAACCGTCTGAACCATCTCCGTCTCGTTCCGTTTCAGAGTCTCCTCATGCTTCACCCGCGCGGCCCCAAGCGATTCATCATCAAATCGCCGTTTGCATAAAGCGCACGATTCCGCCGGCGGATGGATCATCCCGCGTTCCGTCTTCAACCGTTCAACCAATGGCCTGTATTTGTCCGCGGCCGACCGCTTCACCCGCGGAGGCTCAATCCCCGTCTTATACGCATTCTTCGCAGCCGCAAGCGCACCCAAAGCCGCTTTAGACCGCCCATCGTCCCGTTTAGGCGCGACAAGGCCCGCAAGCAGCCTGCTTGTCGTCTCGTCCACGCCAGACGGCGCTACGGGCTTCCGCAACGCCTTCGCTGCCCCCAACGTCTCACGCGCCCTGGTATCCGCTTCTCGCACCGTCCACGGGCACGCAAGCACCGTAATCTCCTTCGCGTCCCGTTCCAACGCATCGGCCTTCGCATTCCACTCCTCTATCTGCTTTATCATCTCATCTACCGCATTAGTCAACGCTACTGCTTCACTTTCCGCGGCCAACGCCCCTTCCAGCATCGTCTCGCTTTTCGCCCGCTTCTCTCGCATCTGAATATCCAATACGCGCATGGATTCCTGCATCCCAACAATCCGTGCGTCCGACTCGCCCGCCAACGTCTTCGCCGCGTCCCGGTACAAACCGTAACGCCCGGCGTCGGTCAACCGCTCCAAAAATCCCTTGCGTTCCGCATCCGTCGAACCGCAAAACGCCAGACTGTTCGCCCCCAACACCGTCGTCTCTCTGAACAAATTGTAGTCATAACCTAAAAGCTGCTCGATGGTTTCTTGACAAATCGCCTTGGTCCCCGCAATCCGTTTCCCATCCACATCTACCATCAACCGGTTCCGGTCCCGCTGCACCACAACAGACTGCGCCCCCCGCGTCCACTCTACCCGCACGCTCGTATGGGCATTCCCAACCCACACATCCGTCTCCCCCTGGTACGTCCGGCCAAACAACCCCCACAGAAGCGCATCCGTTATCAACGTTGACTTGCCCGACAAATTCGACGCTGCCGCCGGGTTATCCCGATTCTCGCCAGACACGCACCACGCGCCCGCCTGATACTCTAATTCAGCAGCCTTGTAGCAGGCGAAGTCACGCAACTGTATCCGTGTGAATCGAATCATGCCGTCGGCCATCAAAACCTCTCCTTGAAACAAGACGTTTTCCCAGGTCTACGACGCAGTGCCACTTTCACATACGTCAATGCCTCAATCAGATTATCCAGTTGACTTAATGACAGGCATATTCTCTCTTTGCGCCTGTTTACAATAATGAAGCATTCTCCGTGCTTATTGTATTCCATGCCAATCAAAAACTTCCTATCACGCGGCGGAAACCACTGCATACAAACCCATTCGGTTTCGCCATATTCACCTCTCTGCCTCTGAGTACGCTTCGATGGTCGAATACGATTTCCTATCATTGTGTCACGCCTTTATTGGAACAAGCATCGCAATCATCTTCGCGGACGAACCGCAAACACCCGATTGCGGTAGGAGTGGACGCGGGAGCCCCAGGACTCGTAGCCGCCGTAGAAGTAGAAGAACCCGGCAAACGAGGAATCACACGGCTCCCCCCATACCCACCAGCCAGTCGTCACGAATACCGGGTCCATATTACGAGTCCCGACGCCCGGTTGGTAGAGCGTCCGCAATTCAGCCACGGCCGGCATTCGCCAACCACCACCAGACACGTCACCAAGCGACGCGACCCACGCCTCGGCAGCCGCGTAGTCCGTATCACGGTCCGGGCCGACCAACCACTCCAGGCCAGTCTCCGAATCACGGATCACCCCCGTCGAAGCGTCCCGCGTGAAACGCACGCCTTCCTTCTTCTCTGTGCTCTCTGCGCCTCTGTGATGCGCTTCTTCTTTCGCGTCTTCCAGCGTCATCACCGCCTCAAACTCATACTCGCCGATCTTCATGGACTCCTCCTATCCGCGTTAATCTGCGTAATCCGCGGCTACTTCTATTCCGTTTTCTTGCTCTTCCGTTTCCGAGATGTCTTCCCCTTCTTGACCGCCTCTTCGTATGAGCCATCCGGCATCTTCAGAACCGTCTCCAAATCTCTCCCAAGCCGGTCCAACGTGTCCATTGCCACGTCCAGTTCTGCCAGAGCCTTCGCCTCCGCATCACTCTTGGGGCCGATTACGGCATCCAGGTCGGCTTTAATCTCCTGCATCTTCCCAACGGTCGTCCCGATCTGTGCAAGCATATCCGTCTGCTGGTTTTTGTCCATTGCATCCTCTTTCAGTGAGATTACCACCACGCCTATATTATACCACATTCACGACAGCGCGTCACGTCTTTTCCGCTGCGGCAACTGCGTTTTGCGCACGCGCAGCCGCAGATGATGCCACGTCCGACAACTTCCATCGCAAGATAAACCGGATCGCTTCCGACCGCGCAAACTTGCTCACCCCGTACCGAGCGGCCAACGCAACCACAGCCGCATCGATCACCTGGATGCTCTCTTCGTCCAGAATGATCGTGCTAGTATGCTTCGGCGCTTCGTCCGCAGCGTCATCAATTGGACACTGCCCGGCATCCACGCCTGCCAGCAAAATACACCGCCGCACCAATTCGCTTTTTGACAGGCTCAGGGCGTTCCCCACGGCCTGAAGCCGGTCGGCAAGATCAGCGTCAATCAGTAAGCAACACTGCAGTTTCCTCATCGTCGCTCTTACTCCTCTCACGCTGGAATGGAATCCGGCATGGCCCTCGCCTTCGCCTCCCGTGTCGCCAGTGCCCGAATCATCCATCCTCTCTGATCGTAGGCTCTCTCGATTGCCTTTGCAAGCCCTAGCCTGCGCTTGGCATCCAAAATCGCCGACACCACGTTTTGATACTTCTCGTTCCGAATAATCCACATTTCCACTTTTTCGTTCGTCGGCCTATCCACTTGCGCCAAGTCCGTTCGCGCCACAGGATCGAGCTCGGCCTTCACCCGCGTCCGTTCCGATTCCAGACGATCAACCAACGCCTCAAGCTCAGACAACCGCACCAGCCAGTACGCATACTTCCCGGCTTGTTCCTGAATCTCCTCGTCCAAGTTCGCCCGATCAATCTTGAGCCGTTCAAGGAATCCGGGCGGCAATGGGAGATCCCCCAGGCCCAACATCTCCCGGACCCGCGCTTCACCGTCATGCCGTTTTGGTTCTGACGACATCAACTTAACCTTTCTTTTCTTGATTACGTAAACGGTTGAGGCAACCGCGCCCACGCTACTGATTCACTGATAGGAATATCAGCATGTGCATCGTTTTCTGGAACAAGCAATGGTCTCCATACAAGCATCGCCTGCCCATCGTATACCGTTGCAACTATTTTCGCGACCACATATCTCCCGTCTTTCATACACACCAATACGCGCATACCATCATCGGGTATAGCATCCGTTACAAAACGAAACAGAATTATAAAACTTGCTATTCTATCCATCACTCTTGTCCTTTCGATTTCTTCTCTAGCTTCTGCCAGCGACACTCAACCATGTCTGGCAGTCTTGCCCACGCAACAGATCGTTCCATCGGAAATGTAATCCGTATATCCAGCAGTGGAACATGCGACATCAGCCATACACGTTGTTCTCCGTCTTTTGTTTCTGTTGCCAATTCCGCCAATTCATATCGTCCATAATCAAAATAAACAAGCACTCTCTCCCCTTCGGGCGGCAACTCGTCCTTAATAGACCTGAAGCACAACGGTCTTACTTCAACACTCTCTATGTCAAGCTCTATTCCTTCTATCAACACTTTCATTTCGATCCTCTCCCAAACTCCACCATCTTTTGTACCAGCACCGCCAAAGCCTCACAATCCCGTTTCCACGCACACTCTCCGCATCGGCTGTCCGTAGCCCCGTGTTGTCCGTAACACCGGGGTCGCCATTCAATCGACACCTTCATCACGGGCGGTTCGCTATGGCCCGGCAACGCCGCTTCATGCTTCGGCTCGGCCTTGCTTGCCGTCTCTGGCCGCGCCGAAGCCTGCTGCGCTTGCATAGGCGGCTGGTTTTGCGCAGGGGCCTGTCCTTGCCCCTGTTGCCCTGTACGGCCCTCCCAGACCTTCTTCTGAAGCTCGTAGCCCATGATGAGATACAACCTGGAAAGATCATAGACCTTATCGAGTAACTCCGGCTTCCCCATCGGCCGCGACTCTTTCGAGATTTTCACAACCCACTGATCCGCCCGCTTCGCCGCAACCAACTTGATCGGATAGCCCTTCTCCGTGTCTTCAATCGCGCCCCACTGTGGATCGTCCAAATATCCCTTGATCTTAGTCCAGATTTCCTGCGGCACCGACAAAAGATGAACGCCTGACGCCGGGTCAAGCGGCAGCATCACGTTCGCGCAATACTTCGTACTCGGCTCAAACTGCCAACGCGCCTTATCCGGCATTTTGGCGATCTGTTCGCAGATAAAGCATGGTTCCTTGAACATCTCCCGCAAGCACGGGATAATCCGATTCTTCTTGGGGCCACACCGGAAGTGAAGCGCCCACATCGCATAGAACTTTTTCCCCTTGATCGGCAGGAACCGAACCACAAGTTCCTTCCCCTGCTCCGGGATGAGCAGCTTCACCATGCCTTGCGGATACGGTTCGTTTCGTGGAACGGCCATTGCGCCTTCTCCTCTTTCGTTCTCCGTGCTCTCTGTGTCTCTGTGGTTATTCTTCTCCGTACGTACCGTACTCCGGTTCATCAAACGGCAACTTCCGGTATCGGCCCACGTCCCATACCTTCTTAACGTGGTAATAGAACCACGATCCCAAGCTCTCGTCACCCTCGCTAATCTCCATCATCTTCGCAAAAATCCAGTGCGGCACATCGTCATACTCATAAAGGCTTTCGCCATGAAACTGGACCTGGAGTTTCCCATCCCCTTCCGGCTCGCCTTCGTCATTCGGCGACCAGCCGACGGAAACCAAGTTACTACTTCTAACTCGGAAATGCTTCATCGCCAATCTCCACAAGAACTCAATGCTCAAATTATCCGCATCATCTTCGCGCACGCACCCATCAAAACGGAATATCGCTATCCGTCACGTCCTGCTGCTCCGCGCCATCCTGCGTCTGCGGCTCTTCCGCCGCCCGGTCCGGCATGTCGTCCGTGGTCTGCGCCACAGGCTTGCCGCCATGCCCGGCCCCGCCGCCTAGCATCTGGAAGCTATCCACCACGATCTCGACCGTGTTGCGCTTCTGACCATTCTGTTCCCATGTCCGCTGCTTCAACTTCCCTTGGATCAGAATAGCTTGTCCCTTCTTCACCATCTGTGCCATCAGTGTCGCCGTTTTCCCCCAAGCAACACAGTTGAAAAACGACGTGTCTTTCTTCTTGGCATCGCCCGATCCGTAGAACTGATTCACGGCGATACTAAAGTTCGCAAATTCCTTCCCGACCTGCGTGTAACGAAGCTCTACGTCCTTCGTCACATGCCCAACCTGAACTACCAAGTTGTAATTAGGCATCGCAATCGTCGCCTCCCAAAAGAACATGCGCATGTTCCGTACCCGCAATGATGTCGGCCACTTCATGCGCATCACGCGCAATGTCGGCGACTACACCGCGTTTGTTCACGTCCACCCACGTCTCCGCATCGCAGCCGTCCGGGATGCCAACGTCCGCTTCGCCGTCTTCCCAGACGACCCGCGCGTAGCGGAACCTGACTTTCACTTGCCTTTGCATCTTCGGGATCTCCGTTGTTTTGACCGTTGCACTTCTGCAACCAATTCCCAACGTTCCGCAACCAATCGCTCCAACAAAAACTCCACCTCATGAACCATCATCACCGCATGGGAACAGTTCCCAAATGCTTCGGCCACGTCGCCGATCACACATCGGTAACGCGGGTAACGATCCACTCTCGTATGGTGCTGCAACATCTCCAAGATCGGATTGTCGCCCCGAAAATACAAGGCGCTCCGCCACGAACAAAACACAACGGCCTTTACCCGATCCCCGTCCCGCGCGAATACATACTCAGAACCTCGCCTGCACCTGGATCGAGCAGTACCCGAACTGATCGCGACCCGTCCACGCAACGCCGCCGTCTCCGAATGACGGCCCGACGCCACACAGGATTTCGTCGTATCCGTCGTCGTCGTCATCGTCGTTCGCCTCCAACAGATTGCGAATCGCCTGCTGGCGTCTCGCTTCGACCACACACACCTCGCGTCGAATCAATTCCAGACGTTCCTGCTTGCTCATCGCCCAATCCTCCCTTGGAACGATCTATTGCGACATTAGCGGCCTGCACTAAACGGCCCTTGTCCAAGCAATCCGGCGCACACCGCGCCACATATTCTCTCAAAAGATCATCGTCATTGATCGTCTCGGCCCGCGCCGCCGCGAGGCGCGTCACTTGGTTGTCCATGCGCTTAGTCTCAAATGTCACACCCGCCCCACCCTTTGCCAAAAGAGCCTTCCGAACGCCCCCTTGGTTCTCCTTTGGACAGCCTCTTACCCTAACATAATTAGCAGGGTCAATAAGATGCGGTTGGCACTTTTCATCAGTCAAATCCAGAGTCACAAATTTCGGCGACTTGCAATTCGGGACAAATTCTACCGCATCCGAATCCGTGTCCCATACGGTCAGTCCAACCTCATTCCCCTCTTCGCCAAAGTTGTGCTGCAGCAATGACCCGATGTACCAATACTCCCCATCCTGCCCGATCTTCTGACGCTTGTGGTAATGGCCCAAGAAGGCCCTTTGGAAGCCCGCACGCCGTAAATCCGTCACCGTAAGACCCCTACCACTCTCATACTCACCCGGCCCAAGGACGGCCCCCGCCATTTCCAAATGCCCCACCAGTACGCTACCGCCTGTCGGCAGCCCCGGACAATACCAGGGGGCAAATTGGACTATACCAACGCATAGATGCTTATAAATCACATCTCTGACATACGGCTTCAAGTGCCAGAGAAGTGAATGTTCCGTCTCCGACACGGCATCGTGGTTCCCGACCAGAAGCACCACGGGAACCATCTTACTCACCATACTGAAGCACCGTTCCGTCTCCTGCAATACAAATTGATCGACAAAATTTTTCTCGTGGAAAACATCCCCCAAAACCCATAATTCGTTCACTTCGCGCTTCGCGGCTTCATGGCCCGCCCAATGCAACGCGTCTAGCGCGTCACGCACCCGCGATGTAATCATACCCCCGTCCATCGGCACTTGCGATGCAAAGGCGTTGTCGCCGTCCACATGAATGTCTGCAATCATGCCGATCTTCATTCACACACTCCAAAGAACCAAATACTCAAATTACCTAAGCATCCACATCATCTCCGGGAACGCGCCGCAAACACCCGGTAGTGGTTGGAGTGGTCGCGGTCGCCCCAGCTCCCGTCGCCGCGGTGGAAGGTGAAGCCCCACGCCGACGATTCATCGCGCGGCTCCCCCCATACCCACCAACCAGTCGTCCTGAACGCCGGATCAATGTTATAGCTACCGACGCCCGGTTGGTAAAGCGTCCGCAATTCAGCCACGGTAGGCATACGCCAACCACCACCAGACACGCCCGATAGAGAAGCAACCCATGCCTCGGCAGCCACATAGTCCGTGCTCTTATCGGGGCCAACAAGCCACTCAAGGTCCGTCGCGGAGTCATGGATAACGCCAGTAGAAGCGTCCTGCGTGAAACGATGCAGATTCGCGTCTTCCAGCGTCATCACCGCCTCAAACTCATACTCGCCGATCTTCATGGGTTCCTCCTATCTGTGTTCATCTGCGTAATCTGCAGATGATTCCGCCTTCTCTGTTTTCCCATCAAAACTATTGATGCCACATTGCTTCCCGTTGCCTTACAAACCGACCGGAATCCCCAGTGGCCGGGTATCCGGCTTATGCGGAGCGGAAACATTCAGTACCGCCAAACCTACACCACGTTGTCATCCTAGACCTTGTACGCCGTAGCGCGTATCCGATTCCCGCAATGGTCGGTATCGGACTTTGGACGGGCGGAGAATATCCCATACCGCCACATGGGTACAACTTCTACCGGCCTTTCTTTGTTTTGCATCCACAGCTACATTTCTTACACATGTTCGGCTCCTTTCTATTCGTGTTTATTCGTGTTCCTTCGTGGATTATTCGATTCTCCCTATATTATACCATATCGTCGTCGATTGTCAAGCCCAAATCGTAGGACCAAGCAGAAAACTTCACACGCCACAACTGTTCGTCCATCGTCAAAACGATCCGTTCCCAAAGCGTCTCCGCCAGTTCCGGGTTCCGGGCCAATGCCTCACGCAACCGCTCCGGCTCATAGAACAGTTCCGAAATGCCCATCATCTTCAAACTCGTCCCCCCATATCCATTCAACACCCCCAACATCTTCCCTACTCGCATCAAGTCTCCAATCGCATCAATCTCCCCGTCCCGGAACAATAAATCCGTCACCCGATGTTCCGTCATTCGTTTAGACCGTGCCAGAATCTTTTTTGACTCTTGAACAAATTCGATCTCCACATCAACTAGATCGTGTATCGTCCGATGATAGCTTCCCGACGTACGCCGCCCCCGCCGATTTACACAGTCCCGCAACTGGTTTGTAAACATTACAGCCGCGCCAGTCTCAACTACAGCCCGCATATTGAACAAAATTGATCGTATCTGTTGCGTCCGTTCCCGCTCATCGTCCTCTTCCCCGTCGCATAACGCCGCTACAGAATCAATCACCACCAAATCCAGGCATTCCCTATGCGCATCCGCCAATGCCTCTACCGCCTCTTGTAACGTGAAAATATCCAAACACCGACCCGGTTTTTCGACATTCAGGTTCCACGGTTCACTGTTTAGGTAAAGTGAGTTTTCTGTATGCTGTGCAATGTACGAACACAGGCACGTCTTCCCGCATCCCTCCGGCCCCACGACAGATACCACGTTCCCCTCTCGGATACCACCGCCCAATGCAATATCCAAGCTCGGAACCGTTTCAATCCATAAACCGCGTTTCATCGTTTGACCACAGCTTTCTCAGAATGGCACTCCACGCACTGCAAACACCCGGTCGCCGTAGTTGGAGTGGTCGCGGTCGTCCCAGTTCTCGCTGCCGTTGTTGAAGTTGAAGTTCCACGCCGACGATTCATCGCGCGGCTCCCCCCACACCCACCAACCAGTCGTCCTGAACGCCGGATCAATGTTATAGCTACCGACGCCCGGTTGGTAAAGCGTCCGCAATTCAGCCACGGTAGGCATCCGCCAGCCACCACCAGACACGCCCGATAGAGAAGCTACCCACTTCTCTGCCATAACGTAATCCGTATCGCGGTCCGGCCCAACCAACCACTCCAGACCAGTCTCCGAATCACGGATCACGCCAGAAGCGTCCAGCGTGAAACGAGGTACGCCTGCGTCTTCCGACTTCCGTTCAGGAACATACGACTCCTGATAATGATTCCATGCCAAAGCAATCCGCCGTCCAACACTCGGCCCCGTCCAGTGCGCAATCATCGCCAGTACCCGCCCATCCGCACGCAATACGCAGTTATACTCATCGTACTCGATCTTCCCGTTACCCGCCTGCCATTCACAACCCGAACCCACAACGTCATACGTACTTTCAAAAACATCCTTATCACAAGGATATTTGTCGCCAGCCGGTCCAATAACCAAATAGTCTCCCGGTTTACCCGCGGCACGGCCATGCCCTGTTTCAACTGAAAAACCTTCCGGAAAATTGATCTGTGTAGCATAAACAACGCACGACGTCTTCTTCTGCACTTTCAACATCCGCTTCCAATTTCCAACAACAATGGGATCTGCATTGAATGGTTCATTCTCCATCATCTATCCCTTTCAATAACTTTCACGAAACCTTCAGCCAAATCGCGCCGAATTCCTCACACAGTATCCGCATCGGCCTATCCCAGTACCATCCGCCCTTCACCCATCGCCATTCCGCGGCAACCTTGCCCCGGACAAGCGGCAACGTGATACTGGCAATCCGTTCCTGCCCAATCCGACCCGTCCCCTCTCGGAAGTCCCATCGAATCGCGCTGTCAATCGCTTCTTGCGCCGACACTCGAACCAATCGAATCGTCGCGTATCGAAGCTTCCAATCATTCTCATCCACCAGCATCGGCCTGCCACGCAGTTCCGTCAAGACCCCGTCCGACAACCACCAGACCGGAATCCCGCACCCCATCGCCTCACACACTTCCCCATAGACCCCACGGCCCATGAACCCGTCCAGCAACGTCACCACGACCCCATCCCGTCTACGCATCTCACCCGCGGACCGCGCCACGGCTTCCGACACGCTCTCCCCATCACGCCGATCCGCCAACGGATTGTAGACTTCCGCGCCGGTCAACGTCCGAATATGCTCGATCTCCGCCTGCTCTTGCGGCATGCCGAGCTTCGTAATACTGTGTGAATAGTACAACTTCATTTGCGTTTCCTCTCGCTTAACGGCTTCCACTTCCTCTGCCAACGAACCGGAATGATAATATGGATAGCCCACGGCCAAACCCGGCACACATCCTTCTTCCCAACTGCCCTGTAGACCACGAACGGCGGGTCCATCCCCTCAATGACCACATCATACGTCTCATAACTCCATTCGGCCATTGGGCTTCGCCGAAGCCGCGCTTCCACACGGCAGCCCGCGCAATTCTCCGGCGTATACGGCGGGGTGGGAAGTTCGCGCTGTGTCTTCATCCACGAACTCC